TCAAGTAGCAACTATAACTGCTGAAATCAATAAGTTAAAAGAACAAGGTGAGCAAGCAGACAAAGATCGCATCAAGAATCTACAAGATCAGTTAGTACTATTGGGTCAACAGTTTGCTCAAGATAAAAAGAATATAGAAACTAAGAGAGCCGGTGATCTAGCAGTAGCACAAGGTTACGAAGGTGGTATGGTCACTGCACTAGAGAATATCGCAAAGAGTTTCACACCAGTACAGATGGCTCAAGATGCTATCATGATTGGTTGGAGCAATATCACTAGAGCGTTAGATACTTTTGCTGAGACAGGCAAGTTTAAGTTCAGTGATTTCGCTAAGAGCGTTATCAAAGACATATCATTGATGATCACTAAGATGTTAGTGTTCCAAGCGATCGGTACTGCATTACAAGCGATCTTCCCAGGCAGTACTACACTGATGAAAATATTTGGAGGACCAAAAGCAGAAGGTGGCCCTGTTGCTGGTAATACACCATATCTTGTCGGTGAGAAGGGTCCTGAACTGTTCGTACCAAAAGCAGCCGGAGACATCATACCTAATAACAAGTTAGGTGCTAGCACTGAAGCAAATATGACTGGCACAGGCACAGTAAATGCTCCCGTGTATAACACTTATAATAATTACAATATCAGCGCACTTGATAGTAAGAGTGTTGCACAGATGTTTGCTGAGAATCGCAAAATATTGCTCGGCACAGTGCAGATGGCACAAAGAGAATTACCAACTTAATAAATCATAGGAGAAAACAAATGAAATTAACAGAAACAGAAAACATCAGAGCGTTCCCTAACACTGGCACATTCAATGTGTTTACATTAGCCGGTATATCGTTCATATGGGCGCACTTTTTAGGATTGATATCATTATGGTTCATACCATTGACAGTCTTACTTTGCATTATAGGATATGGCAGTGAAGTAAGACCACTATATGGATTAAAACAAAAATAATTAGGAACAATATATGTCGGGTCTACAAACAATTATAAACAGCGCAGATAGTTTGTCTATTGATCGCAGAAAGGTCGTGGGCATACAATTCACACGAAATGAAGTTCCTAGAACTAGTGCTACGCCTACGTATCAACCATGGCGTTTTAGTTTAACAGTTCCAAGTAGACTTAGATATAGTCAAGTACGTAGTTTATTGGAAGCATTAGATACTTTAGATAGAAACACGCCTCAAGTTGTTACCTTTGGTGATAATCCATGCTTAAGTTGGATATTCAAATATCAAGGCACTATGAGTCAGACAATGATTAACAATATCACTGTCACTAGTTTCAATGGCAGCAGTTTAGTGTTAGGTAATCTTCCAGTAGTACCAAGCACTAGAGTGTTGTTTGAACCTAACGATCTTATACAGATAGGCAATCAAACATTCCCATTCACTAGTCAAACAAGAGTGACTAGAGGCACTGGATCAACGGTGACAGTAACAACTAACAGACCCAACATCATCACAGGCAGTGTTGCAGGTGACAATATCACAGTTGGTAACAGTTGTGAGTTTTACATGTTCTGTCCAAACATGCCTACATACAAGTTGATACCAGGTGGATACTTACAAAGTAATGGCGTGACAACCAACAATGCTTTGATAGAATTCAGTAGCGCATTCGACTTGTACGAATGGGTAGCGACTGCTTAAGGATAACATATGGCACAGAATATACCTGAAGTACAAAATACAGCGCAGATCAACAGCGCAGAGTTCGTTAAACTAACAGTTTTCAACGATTATGCCAATACTGCCAACGTCAATGTCTATACATTCAGTAGCGCATACAAATCAGAGACAATCGATGGCAATGTATATTTACCATTAGGTGGGTTGTTGAGTGTTGGCGCACAGAATCGTGATCTTAGAGTGACAAGTGGCGATACCATGATCGCATTAAGTGGCGTCAGCGGCAACAACATCTATGTCGTGTTAGATACTAAGATCAGAGGTAGCGAACTAGAAGTATGGCGTGGTTTCTATGATGCCAATAACCAATTGGGTAATACATACCTAAGATTTACCGGCATCATAACGAGTTATGCTATTCAAGAAGATCGTGAAAGTAATGATGACAACTATACTGTGACAGTATCAGCAAGCAGTTACAAGACTGTATTGCAGAATCGTGTTGCAGGTAGAAAAACAAACGAAGAAAGTTGGAAATTCTTTAACAGCACAGACACAAGCATGGATCGTGTCTATGCGATAGCAGGCGTTCAGTTTGACTTTGGTAAAGATCCAAAAGGTCGCAGTGTCGTACCAGGTGGTGGTGGTGGCGGTAGACCCGGAGTCACTCCTGATAATGATCAAATGCAAGAGAATTAAACAAATGAATATCAGAAACGCAAACAAATTCGATCTACCACATATCTTGGATATGTTGCGTAATTTTCGTATGCAGACACCCATCGACATGATGCGTGATTGCGACAACGAAGATTATGTAAACAAACTATACCATCATATCATACTTGGTGGTGGTCTAGCATTGATCGCAGAAAACGAGAAGCCATTTGGCATGATCATTGGTGTCAAAGATCATAACATATGGGATCCAGAACTAAAAGTATTGCGTGAGTTAGTTTATTGGGTAGAACCTGAGTATCGTGGCACTACAGCAGGATATAGATTATTAAAAGAATACAACAAGCAAGCGCAACAATTAGTTGACGATGGCAAAGTAAAATTATATACCATGACTAAGATGGTCAACAGTCCCGATCTAGATTTCAGTAGATTTGGATATAAGAAGACCGAAGAAGTATGGGTAGCAGGAATATAAAATGGCAATATTTACAGCGATAGCAGCAGCAGTTGGTACAGCGATAGGTCTCGCCGGTACAGCATTGACAGTATTCACCGCTGTTGGTGCTACTGTATTGAGTATTGGCGTCAGCAGTCTATTGATCAAGAAACTAGGACCAAATGGTCCTGCAGGTGGCCCTGGTGGTGGTCGTGTGCAGATACCTCCTGCTACAGACAACAAGATTCCAGTAGTTTATGGTAGCGCATATATAGGTGGACCAGTCATTGACGCAAAGATCAGTACTGATTTAAAGACTATGTGGTATGTTGTTGCGTTAGCAGAACATACTGACACTACAGCAGGCAGTGGTTACACATTCGATACAAGCAATATCTATTATGATGGTAAGAAGGTACAGTTTGGTAGCAATGGTGTAGTCACTGGATTGATCAACAACACGCCAGGTGGCACAGAGATCGATACCAAAGTTAATGGTAAGATTTACATTTACTTGTTCACAAATGGATCAAGCAGTGGTGTTAACACAGGTGGTCAGACTGCTATACAAATATTGCAAGACGCTCAGATACCAGTTGGTCAAAGATGGACTAGCACTGACACAATGACCAATTGCGCATTCGCAATCGTCAAAGTAACATATGATGATAAAGCAGGTACAACAAGTCTTGGTGGCTTGATGTGCCGCATCAGTAATAGTTTGACTAAGCCAGGTAGCGTAATCAAAGATTACATGCTCAACACACGTTATGGTTGTGGCATACCATTAAGTCGCATTGATACTGCAAGTTTAAGCGATCTTGATGACTATAGTGATGAACTCATCAATTATGGCACAGGCACACAAGCACGTTATCGCATAGACGGTCCTGTACAGACTGGCGAAAATTGCTTGAACAATTTGCAATACTTGACAGATAGTTGCGACAGTTGGTTACAATATAGCGAATTGACTGCAAAGTGGAAAGTAGTCATCAATCAAAGTTACACAGATTACACGACTATCAACAATCTATTCTTGGTAGACAGTAGCAATCTTGTTGGTGGTATCAACATAGCACCTATCAACTTGAATGAGACATACAACGAATTAGAAGTCGCATATCCAAACCAATATATCAAAGATCAGACTGACTATCAAGTTGTCGAGTTAGCAGACTATGAACCAAATGTCATAAGTCCTAACGAAGCGATCAATAGACTGAACATCAACTACCCATATGTCAATAATAGTGTGCAAGCATTGTATCTTGGTGTGCGCAAGTTATTGCAGAGCCGCGAAGATTTAACAGTCACATTTAGGCTTGACTATAGCGGTATACAGATCGACAGTGGCGATGTGATTCGCATCAAGCACGATGGATATGGTTGGGATGTATTGAATAGCGGAGAAGGCAAACTATTCCGTGTAGCCAGCGTAGCAGAAGAGAAATACCAAGATGGTAGTCTTGGCGTGTTCATCAGCGCATTCGAATATAATGACACTATCTATGATGATCGTGCGTTATTGAATTTCCAACCCGATCCTAATACTGGATTGACTGATCCAAACATCTTTAGCAACGTTGCACCTCCAATCGTCAACAAGTTTGCTGATGGTACTATCGCATACATGGAAGTGATAGGCACTGTACCGACAACAGGTCTAGTAAGATATCTTGACTATAATTATGGTTTTGATAGCAACGTAAGCAATCATTTCTATTACACAACTATCACGAATGGTAATGGCGAACCATTAACTGCAAATGCACAATTTTCTATCGAAGCCACAGACATTCCTGCAGGAAACATCTATTGGAGTTTGACTGCAAAGAATGAT